AACAGACCAAAGGCCAGAACGAGGTCGTTTAGAAGCACTTGCTAGTAATAATGCTATTTTTAGATCAATCAAAGCCGCGATGGATCTCGCTAATGATGAATTTTCACAAGTTTCATCTACAGGAAAACTGAAAGACGAAGCAACTCGGAAAAAATTAGCAGCCAAGATTCTTGGTTTTAACCAAAGTTGGCTTGATATGGATAATAATTATCAATTGAGAATGTTGCGTCAAAGACAAGATAACTTCAATACATTTAGAAAACGAATAATCGCTGAAGGTTATCAAGCATTTGTAAATCAAGATGAACAAGCAAAAGACGAAGTAAACGCAAAAATTGCTGCTTGGAATAAAATTGATACAAACATACCACTTACCCCAAGTAATTTGAAAGCAGGCTTTGAAACATATCGTAAAGGTCGTAGTAAAAATTATTTTGGGCGTACGTTAGATCGTCTAAGTAAAAATGAAATAGCCGCTTTGAAAAACGACACCCGTTTCTTCATGTCAGTACTTTACAACTTTGCAGAAAACGAAAAAGCAAAGAATGAGGCCAAGTAAATGTCCGTCAAAAAAATGACCACTGTTTCTATTCGTGTTCGACAAGATGATTACGCAATCCTGCAGCAACATGCCCAGGACAACGGACTCAAATGCCCAGCAATGTTTTCACAAATACTTGCTGAGTGGATTGAGATGCACTCCCTTGTTAAGGAAGACAACTCCAATGGCACGGATGCCACGGGAGTTGCCAAGATAGGGGAAGATGTAATGAACGAACTTAATCTACCTGATTATGACGTTGACGGCAACAAGGTAGGTTCATGGATCAGAGATCACTTGTGATGGCTTTCCATACTTGGGCCATACTTCCTGTCCTAGTTCTTCTTAACTCTCCTGTAGGTTCAACCAGATGCTTCTTGACTAAGGCTCGTCTGCTCGCACTTAGAGACTGATGAGATATATTTGATTCGATCTCCATTTCATCATCTGTCATCTCTTTTTCTTTAAGCATGTTCAATATCCTTAACTGCCTGGAGCCTTCTCTAGGAATTGAATCTCTATGTGCAGCGTTAGATACTTGTCTGCTTTTTAATTTGCTTTGGTAATCAAGAAACATTTGGCTTTTCATTTTAATCCTTTCAAGTTAAAAAACCGTCTCTTCCTAAACTAGGTGCGCATTCTTCAGGTATGCCCCTCGTGAAATAACTTTTTAAGTCATCTAACCGACTCTGCATGTAATCAAGTTGTTCCAGGTTCAATAGAAAATCGGGACAATTAGCCACTTTTTCGGCTAACATCAGCCATCCATGCCTGTCACGCCAAGGCATTCTAAACCAATTATCTCGATATTGGGGTATTCCTGTGTGTGTGTTCCACCCAGCATATCCAGCCATGACTTTCAAAGACATGTTTGGACAGTTTTCTATGACAATTCCGACCCAAACGGTCTTGTAAATAAAACCTTCATGCTTTCGTTTAATTTTAGAGGGCTTGTTACCTACCAACCGAGTAGCAACATCTACGTATCTCAATTGTTGTTTTGTGGTAGCCCCGGTAGTCATCTTGTCGCTTAGTGTCAATTCTTAGCCTCATTCCTTAAAGCCGAAAAAACATATCCGCCCTTGTTGACCGCCGTCTTTGACGAGTCAATTATCTTGGTTAGTATTGCTAACGGATCTCTGCCGCTTTTGTCAATATCAAGCAAAAACCCCACACAACTTTTAACATTTGTATTTGAAATCAAGCCTTTTTCGGTCAGGATCTCGAACGATCTTCTGAACCTTGGATCGTCCATAATCTTCTTGGAAATCTCTTGATCGTTACTGCCAGAACCAATGTTGGCTGTTGCAACTTTTACCACAGTGCTTGAATCAAATTCTTTATCTGTTTCTTTTCTGCTCTGCTCTGCTCTGTTCCGCACTCCGTCCGCTTTTGGTGCGGACACTTTGCGGACAGAAGCCTTTCTGGAAGCATCTTGAGAGCGTCTTTTAGCACTTTGGCCGTTATGCTCATTGAATCTAGGTATGACCAAGCCAGAGGGAGCCTCAGAGCCGCTCTCTGGGGTTTCGAGCCATTCAACGACTCGGAGAGCATCGGAGAACCCCTCCAAGCCTACACGGGCATCTAGAGCGTCCGTAGTCAAGTGGGGTATTTGCCCATCTACGCTGTATTTGTCAGCCAAGGACCACAAAACATAAAGGCATCCAATTACGTGGGTAGGTGAACACCCCAGTATGAACGACATCCTTCCGACTCTCGGGTCTTCTAGCAGGTCAGTTCTCATTTTTATCCAAGGTGTTGCCATGTCTGCTGCCTCCTTTCAAAGCAGAAGAAAAACCCCCTCGCCCACCCAAACACTATTGCGTGTCTGAGTCCCACCGGAGCGGGCATGGAGCGAGAGGGGAAAGGACAAATTAAAACGGTAAGTCTTGTTTGACTTCTGCTGCAGGTGAAGCAGTAGATTCAACAGTCACTATATCATCAATCCAATTCTTGTGACCGTTGCCATCACGACTGGCTTTCTTAGAAACCTTGATCGTCATGGTGTAATTGGTTGCACTGGCTGGGTCAAACGTACCCGCATCGAAATCTTCAATTCGATTCATTGCCCTAGCCATGTTCTTGAGGCGATGTACACAAACCCCCTTGGTCATGTTCAACCAATCTTTGAGAACAATGGAACCGTTAGGAACCGTGGGACTGAAAACTTGATATTGACAGATGTACGTTGTTTGGTCACTGATCTCTACACCAATCAGTGTTGCCTTGTACTCACCTGCTTCTAAAACTGGGTAAGCGTTACCAGAAGTTGACGCTGAGTCTGGGTTGTATGGAATCATTTTAATCCTTTCGATTGATTTGTAAGATACTCGATTGCTTTGAGAATGTCATCTTCACTAACTTCTGAAACTGCAGAAACTTTCTTCTTGTCTAGCCATTGTTCTTTTAACTTGTCGCCATCTGGCAACCGAGCAAACAATGTTTCGACTTTTTCTACTTGTCCAGGGTTGGCGAGTTTAATTGCTACGGCTTCGCGTTCAAGAACTTCTCGACCGTACTTCTCAGCAAGCACATCATAAGTAAACTCAAAGGATTCATTGACTGCAATGTTTGGAAAGCGGCTCTTGCGAACTGCTGCCCAACGCTCTGTGCCTAACACTTGTATCTCAAGCACAAGGTCAAACAAATAATCCAAACCTTTGGGTCCATCAAACGTCTTGCCTGAAACTTGCATAGTCCCGGCTCCATACAGGTTTTTATGGTGCGACGTAAGAATTACGTTCATATCTAAACGCACAAGCAAATTGCATAAGCGTTTGAACTCTTTCTTTGCTGCTCCATAGTGCCTACCGAAGTCTGAGCCTACTTGCTGTTCTTTCTTGTCGAGCAATGCGTCATGAATAGTTGTAACCGGATCAATTACAACTGTCCTGTACTCATGCTTCTCTGAAAGAAGAGAACGTATTTCGTTCATGATCTCATCAAAGTCGTTGCATGACCAATAAGCACCGCCGCGTTTTTTAATTGCGTTGATGTATTGATCGTTTTCTGCACCTTTTTCCGTGTCGATTACGTATGGACGCGGAAATTGAATGGAACAGGTTGTTTTGCCTGCCCCTGCTTCACCAAACATAAGCATTTTTAAACGCTTGTCCGTCGTTTCAGGTATTGACCCTCGTAGTGGCATATTGCCTCCTTGTCTAAGTTTTGCAGCAACTTTGCAACCGCGTGCTGCTTTAGCGTAATTAAATATTTCTTTATGGTCTTCTTGCCTGGCTTGATGCCATTCATCGGCACAAGTTCACCTGGAATGGTTACGCCGTATCTGTGCGTTACGTCAAGCCTGAAATTTACAATCTGGGGTTTGCCATCGTCAACGCAAATTGCACGGCAAATTGGATCAGATATTTCATAGACGTAATACGATTTAGAAACCATTCGCTCGAAAAAAAGGCCAAGTAGTTTTGCTTCTTCGTAATTCTTGCATGTGCCAACAGCAGGAGCAACAGCAATCATTTTTTCAGTGATTACTTTAGGTATGTAAGACATTATTTGCTTTCGCTGATGATTTGTGAGAGGTCTATCTCATGTAAAATTACAGGCCAACCTTCGGGATCATCTGCTTTGTAATCTACTTTTTGTGCAATGCGATCAAAGGTAAACGTCGTATTACCAAACAAATCTTCTAAATAATCTTCTAAGCGATGACCCATTGTGTTTAAGAACATCTCACTAATCTCTGCTTCTCGATACTCCGGTTCTTTCGATAGAAACATCTGAAAATTACCGTGTTCAGGGCTTTCACAATGCAAGGTCTTGCGTGTTATTTTGCAAACGGGCTTGCATGTTGTGTCGAAGTTGCCCCAGATGTCGTATGTGTACCAAGGTTCACTTGGCTCTGGTTTGTGCTTGGGGTCTTTGCTTGTTGCAGTGGACAGCGACAATCTAAAGTCGCCCCAAATTTGCCTATCGTCTGACATGTGTGTTTTCCTTTCGTTGCTTAAACCATAGCCTGCCGTTATACTTTGTGCAAGAAAGGACAACATATGCTCAATATTATCTGTGCAGACACGCTAGAACGTTGCGACGAGATGAAGTCTATGTACGACGTGCCGGATGACTCGGTAATTATCGGTTTTTCTATGGCCGAATCATTTATACCGAACAATGTTGTATACATTGACTCAAAATGTTCTAGGTATTCATTCAATGTTTTGGCTCGGGCTTGTGCCGTCTTTGTTGTAGAAGAAACGTCTGTTGAATCGTACACAATCAGGCACAATGAACGCTGCCCTGGCTGTGGATCAATTACAGGACCATGCGAGAATCAATCATGTGTAAGACCCATTGGCGAATACCACTCCTTGCCGGAGTTGGAGTAGCAATACTCTTGTGGCCCCGGCTTCGTATGTTGACCGATCAGCCACGTACAGCAATGTGCTATTTGCAAAAAACAAAAAAAGCGGTTATACTTTCTGCAGCGGAATATCCGCAGAAAGGAACCCCATTATGCAAAATGGAACAGATCGCCCACAGCCGGGCAAGGTTTACTCATTAACAGGTCTTGGTAACAGCATTATGAATGGCAATACTTGGGAGGAGTCCGAAATCAAGGACTGGACCACTGGTTGTACTGATGATGCGTGCGGCACATTTTTACAAGGTCACATTTCAGTACCGTTTCAGAAGATTGTCGATACATTCGGACAGCCGGAGATCACTAATGATCCCGGAGCCAAAGTTGACGCTATGTGGAAGTTGACCGTGTTCTGCAACGGCCACAATGAGCGAGCAACCATTTATAACTATAAAACAGGCAAGAACTACCAAGGCGAAGACGGTATAGACGTTGTAGACATGGAGCAATGGAACATTGGCGGCGATAAGCACGTCGTTGTCGATCAATTGCACAAATTGTTGGGGGTTCAACGATGAATAAGATTCAAATGAACATCCAAGCAACGGCTACAACAACCCGCGAACAGGGAAAGATGAACACTTATGGCTCTAATTTTCACGACTTTTGCGTCATTGGTAATGGTGATGGTTTTGTTGCGGCGACAACGAATGGAAAGATCGCGTCAGTTTGCGTTACTGATCCTACGGCTTACGAAAACCCGAACGACGAAACAATAAACACTAACGGTAAACCTGTTTGTTTCTCGCAGGACATGCTGCCGAACACTAAAAAGAAACGTCTTGTTCGATTCGCGGAGAAAGAACACGGCTTTGTTTGCACCAATACCAAAGGCGAGGAGCAAACAGAAAAAGAAAACAACTATCCCTCTTTGCGGGATATCTTCCCCAAACCCAGCAGTTTACGTTCATCTCCTGGAGAGGTCGAAACAAACACAATCTGCGTCAATGCACACCAAATGATTCGGGTTTTGCAATCTTTGATTGTTCAATCAGAAGCGAATGATTCACACCTGCAGACGGTAACGATCACAAGCAAGAAAGCATACATACAAAAAGATGATTACGAATCCGTTGGTGGTCTTAAGCACAAACTAGGACATGATCTTCAACCAGTAGTATTGACTGGCTCTGCTGGCTTTGCTGTTATCATGCCCGTGAAGAGTTCAGACGATAAGGCGAAAGATGACTGGGGCAAAAATGCCGACGCACTTTCACATAATCGCTATACTGATTTCTACGAAAAGTTTCAGAAGATGTACACCGTTAGAAAGGAAACAGATGTACTCACCAATGCAAGCACAGCGTGATGTTGACTCTTTACTCAAGTGTCCAATAAATCAGGCGGACGAAAAAGTTCTTACACTTATTGGACTGTTAAATAAATCAGCATCATTCGGGTTCGGTTTACTGCGTCATTACGAGGAATGCGAAGACGCAATCTATTTGATCTATGGCGGAACCGATTGTGATCTAGTAGCGGCAACAAGTAAGCGCACTTTTAAACGCGGCAATTGGGATGAGTTCCAAAAATACGTAGATCAAGAGAAGAAATACGCCGAGGGTCCATGTTGGTTTAGACTTGTTTCCAAGGAAGAATACGAAGCGTTTGAAACGGGCATCGAACGCGACTATATAACCGAAGCCTTTGAAGATGGCCGAGGTACTGCCCATATTGTTTAACCTTTCTCCGGCGATTGTTCGCTGGTTCGCCCCTCAGAGGTACATGGTCGTCCTCTGGGGGGCATCTTTTTATAGGATACTCTTATGAAAGTATTGATTGCTTGCGAATATTCCGGCGTTGTCCGTGATGCGTTTATTGACCGTGGACATGATGCAATGTCTTGCGATCTTTTGCCAACCGATGCAATAGGCCCGCATTATCAAGGCGATGTTGCCGACGTTATCAATGATGGCTGGGATCTCATGATTGCGCATCCACCATGCACATATCTATCTTCAAGTGGTTTGCACTGGAATAAGCGTCTGCCTGGCAGAGCCGAGAAAACCTCAAAAGCCCTTGATTTTGTGCGTTTTCTTCTGGATGCTCCCATTGACCGCATTGCACTGGAGAATCCTGTCGGCTGCATCTCAACTCAAATACGGCGACCAGATCAATATATTCACCCATATCAATATGGTCATGATGCCAGCAAGAAAACCGGGCTTTGGTTGCGGAATCTCCCGCAACTTGAACCAACTGAGTTTTGCCTGCCGCGAATGGTCGATGGCTTGCCACGTTGGGCAAATCAAACAGACAGCGGGCAGAACGTTCTCGGACCATCGGAAGACCGATGGAAAGTACGCAGTCAAACGTACGCGGGGATTGCTTCAGCAATGGCTGAACAATGGGGAAATTTGACTCTGGCGTAAATTGGTGTACAGTTTCCTATGAAAGGAAACGACCATGCACGAATATTTACTAGACGAAAACGGCGATACCGTCATTGGCAACTTGCCAGATGATGCCGTTATGTTTTCACGCGACGAAAGTTTCGACATTTGGAACCACACCATTCACTACATTGTTCTTCCCGATTCGACTTGGTGGTGGAACGTTGATGGTGCTGATCTTCTATGGGGGCCACACGACTCAATTATTACTGCACGAAAGGATTTCTTCAGATGAACAAGCGATACATGCAACTCGAAACCGACTTGAGCGATCAACCGTTGAACTGTTACGTCTACGATGATGCGGACAGCGACTTTGCCAACGAACACTTCCATATCGTTGATGCACGGGGAACTGAATACGCAGCAGGCGGACGTTACTATCTCGTCGTTGAACGTTCTGAATACAACTCGGACGATCTG